CAAACTGGTTGTCATCATGAACAACATGAAGTATTTCATCTTCTGTGGGAATACACGCTTCTCACCCCAATTGGTCAAAAACGGGCCAAACAGCTTGTGATTGTAGATCCACGCATGCATTCGTTCACTGCCCTTTGAAAAGCAATAGGCTGCAAATACCACAAAGATTGAGTAAGGAATACCAGGAGTAATCACACCAATGTAGGCCATTCCCAAACTAAGGAAACCTAGTATTTTCCAAAATAATTTTTTCATTCTATTCCTTTACTGGTCTAAATATTCCAATCAAGGAATTGTCGCCGGGTGTTCGATAGCCACTGGGCCATGATCGTGTAACTGATCCGCTTGACGGGTTATTAACATTTTTTGCCGCCGAACTTTGATTTCCGCCTACAAATGAGTAAGTTCCGCTGCTGGCAGTATAGATAAAATTCACATGACCATAACTCCATAGAGCAATGTCGCCAGGCTGTCCTTGATTCAACGGAAGTTTGGCTGCTTTATACGCAGCAGTCTTGTCTCTAATATCAAAGGCCCATGCGGTTTGCACAAATCTGTAGCCACATCTTTTTAAAACCCAATTTACATAGCCCATACACCATGCGGTTTGATCAGTGAGCCATGCGCCTGACTGCGGATATCCAAGTTCTTTCCATATACCCGTAATTTTAGAGTTACTGGCACGGCCGCCCATACCTGTTTCTTCCCAAATACCTTTAGCAGCTTCATCAAGGTTCTGTGAAAGTAGACTAGGAATATCACTGGCCAACACTACATCAGTGTCAATTAAACTTTCTCCGTCTGCACCTTGTGGAGTTCCAGGAAAGTTTTGTTTGACCTGGTCGTTGGATGCAACCTTATAAGCACCAGGATTAGCAACATATGCACTTGTTTGTCTATTAATGGCTGCTTGCGTTGCTGGATCAATTACTACAGGCGGAATTTTAAAAGATGCAAAGGTTCCTGAAAATACATTGGGGCTACCTGAAGCAACGTGTCCGCAAGTGGCAGTATCGCCTTGTCTACATATCAAAATATTATTAGCATATACTGTAGAACTACTACCGGACATTACTGGGCTAGAATGTGGACTGCGGCCATGACCATCAACAGTGGCACCTTTCACAACAATTGGTTTACCGTTAACAAATACTGTAGGTGCAAGATTGCCAACTATTGTGCCGCCTGCGGCATCTGCTCCTACTCTACTTACTCCTTGCATATACGTTCCTCAAAATGCTTTTGGTAAATCGTTTATCTTAGAAAGATAATCTGAAATTCTCTTACGAGCCTTGTCTAATTGTTTTTCAGTTAACGGCTCGGTCTCTGATGTAATCTCACCGCCTTCGATCAAATATCTATAACTAGAAATAAAATTAATAAACTCTAAAGGACTTATTGTATGAATACCGTTGCCTTCGCTTAATTCTTTTATTTTCTTAAAGTGTGTTTCCATAGCAGTCTGTTTATCTGCTATTGTATTTGAATGTCCTGAGATAGCACCTAATGAATTTTCAATCATACCTAAGGAATATGCAATACTAACAATACCCTGAGTGGAGTCGTTGTTGACCGCAATTTCTCTGGCAACATTAGAATTGTGCGCTGAAATGATACTTGCAGCAGTATCTAATATATTTGCCCAAACTATAGCGGCTGAATCTTTGTCAGTACCAGTACCGCTAGAACTCCCGCCAGTTGGCGTTGCACCACCTGTCCCGCCCGTTCCTGAAAAACTAGTTGTGCCCCCACCAAAAAATTCTTGTTCTGTTATACTAGAATTAGCTGTAATTTCCGTTGATAAATTAGTAAGTGCAGTGGCTAAAGATGTTAGACCAGCAGATGTTGCTTCAGCTGCCAACGATGTAGCCTGAATTGCTAATATTGCTATAGTACTGGTGAAAGTAACGGCCACTACATCAACCTTTGATAATACTACCAGCACTTACTGGCTGAATGCCTGTGGTCTGATATACATACTGTTTACCAATTTCAGCATCACTCTCTGCCATCACTGTAATTGCCTGTGTGTTGAAGGTTAACTTTGAATCGGGATTCACAGTAACTAACACGGGTGCCATTGCTGGTCCTTTCTGTGTCATGGCCAACATAACCGGACGATCTAAGGTAATACTACCCATAGCATCTTCGATAAACTTGCCCATGATTTCATCACCTGAAATCAATTTGATTGTGACAATATCACCTACTGCGAATTTGTGTTTATTTAATAACATTATATTGGTCCGTCTCCATATCCCTGTCCATCCCACTGTTCGAAAAGTTTTTTCAATTCTGTAAATCCGCCAATTAATTTTCCATCTAGAAAAATTTGTGGAACTGTTCTAGCTGTCGGTACTGCTTCTAATAATTCTTCTCGAGTATACCCATCACCAATTTTCTTTTCTTCAAACTTGATACCCTTTTGCGTTAGCAATGCTTTTGCTTGATCACAATAGGGGCAATGATATTTGCTCCATACTACAGCTTTCATTCTTATTCCTTTCTAATATCTATTATATAGCCGGCAATTCAGCATAGTCGATATTTTCGCCCATGACACCGATAACATAGTTTGTGCTTTCTGTTTCTTGTAGAGCAGATTGCTTTTTACTGGTATCTGTGTGCTTGTTGAACCACGGAATTGGTGTTGATTTTGGCGCAGGCTGCAGATACTTGATACCAATATCTTTCAATGCGGCAACGGCTGTATAGTCTACAAAATCACGTAGAATATTAGCGTTCAATCCGATAACAGGACCTAACTTAAACAAATAGGTTGCCCACTCTTTTTCTTCGCGTATGACATCCATATAAAGTTGGTAGACTTCTGCTTGACATTCGTCTCGAGCTTCGACAAATCGAGCGTCCTCTTTGACCACTTGATTGATCATATAGGCAGTCCATCCTTTGTGTAAGAGTTCATCTTGCAGGATCAAACTGATAATGTTACCATTGCCAATAAAGATTTTATTCTCTACCATGGCCAGGCTTGTGGCAAAGCTAACCATAAAGCGGAAGGCTTCTAGAGCATAACTTGCGTGTAGGGCCAACCATACTGCTCGAACATGTTCTTTTTCTGTGACTGCTTGTCCAAGTTCTTTGCGGCAGTTGATAACGTGCAGCTTGTCATAGTAGTTCCCTACTGAACTGGCCATGTCTATAATTTCTTTAGTATCGTGAATAGTGGCAAACACATCCTTTGGCACGTTGTAGATATTGCGGATGATGTGGCTGTAGCTCTTTGAATGAATGTTGGTTTCAAAGAAACCCCAATTGTACATCAAGGCTTCTACTTCAGGGAGACTGCAAACAGGAGTGAATACCTGTGTTGGTCCGCGACCTTGTAAACTGTCTAGTGCTGTCTGACGTAGTAGGTTACTGGTAAAGATATGTTTTACAGCATCACTAGCATCTTTAAAGTCATTTGAATCTTTAGTAAGACTAATCTCTTCTGGTTGCCAAAAAAATCCACGTGCTGTGGCATCAAAGTCTGCAATCTTTTTATATTTTACTTCTTCAAAGCGTTGGATAGTAACTGGACCTGCTGGATCCAAGAACATCTTGCGATTGAGATAATCTGTTTTTGTTGTTAGGTTGTATTGTTGTTTGCTCATAGTTTACATGCCTCGCAGTCTTCACTGTCTTCGATTAATTCTCTTTCGTTATGGAACCCGTTGTAATGTACTTCGGGGGTGGCTTCGGCCATTGCTTTACTGCCTGCTTTGTTTATTAGGCTGTAGTAGAATGTCTTCAATCCCCACACATGTGCCTGCATCAAGTTGCGAGCAATTAATGTGGTTGGTACTTTACGATCTGCCCAATGCGCTGGATTGTAGAATGTGTTTGTTGAAATTGATTGATCAACATAGGCAGCAAGGACTGCGGCTGTTTTCAAATAGCCGTCACAGTCTTTCTGTTCCCACATCATTTGATATTTGTTTTTTAGTTTATGGTACTCAGGAACCACTTGTACAAATGATCCTGCTTTGCTTTCCTTAACTGAAATAAGACTCATAGGCATTTCAATGCCATTGGTTGAGTTAATGACAACGCTTGAACTTTCTACTGGAGCAATGGCCATTAATGTGGCATTGCGTACACCGTGCTGCTTCATGTTGCCACGTAGTGTTTCCCAATCAAGTTCAGGAGCAAAGTCTGCAAGTTCATTCACACCCTTGGCACGTAGTTCCCAGGGGAATACTCCTTGACCGTATCGTGTTTTGGCACTCTCGCTACAGGCTCCTCTTTCTTTAGCCAGTTCCACCGTGGCTTCTGTTAGATAGTAGGCTTGGTGTTCTATCCACGACTTAACTTCTTGTAGAGCATCTTTTTCGCCATACTTGAGTCCACGCTTGGCATGCCAGTAGGCAAGATTGGTTACACCAATGCCCAATGGCTGTATCTCATCATTTGACAACTTGCTCTGTATACTCAAGAAGTCTTGATAGTCAAGAATGTTACACAGGCTACGCTGTAGAATCCTACAGGCTCTACGCATGTCCTCTGGATTACGGAACGATCCCCAGTTGATAGATCCCAGTGTACATAACGCTATGCGTCCACTATCGTCGTCTAATCGCTTAAATGAACGTGTGGGTAATAGGATCTCACAGCACA